GAATTTCTGGTGTTCCAGGTGTTGGTGGACTATATGGGATTTCTGGTGTTCCAGGTGTTCCAGGGCTATATGGAATTTCTGGTGTTCCAGGTGTTGGTGGACTATATGGGATTTCTGGTGTTCCAGGTGTTCCAGGGCTATATGGAATTTCTGGTGTTCCAGGTGTTGGTGGACTATATGGGATTTCTGGTGTTCCAGGACTATATGGGATTTCTGGTGTTCCAGGTGTTGCTCCAATCGGTACAACTTTTGGCAATCCTGTTGGACCAGAATTTGGATCTATTGAATTCTGACCGCTCACCTCATGGGTAGATGGTGATAATGCAGGCAATGGTGGATCAATAGTTTCAATTGGCATATCTAGCAAATAGTCATATATTCTATAATCACGGTAAATTATTGTTACAGGTATTCTCATTATATTTGGGTCATCATAACTCAATGAAATAGATCCGATGTTTTTTGGGAATGCTTCTAATAGCTCTACTTTATATCTAGGATTTCCTTGTATATCAAAAACTATAATAGTTATGTCAGTAACATAGTCATCGTAATAACTATGGTTATTTGAAATGGGGTTGATTATAGAATTAATCCAATAGTCAAAGAACTTTTTTATATTCAAACCAATATCTGCATAGAATGTGAGATCTAAAGGGTCATATATTCTATTTGTTGCAATTTCTCGGCTTTCTCCATATGGTGTTACATCAACAGTAGAAAATGACGTACCCGGCAATTCTGCTCTGTCACATAGTAATACATAATCAGACAATTTTGAATTGGCAAAGAATTTATTATTAGCTAAACTTTTAGGTGATGCAAATGTTACTTCGTATCTTGATGATTTTGATAACCCAACATTTTTAATCTGTGATATAAAACTTCCTAATGTTTTTGACTTCTCACTCATCAATAACTCCTAAAATCTTGAGTAGGCAATAAAACTGTAAATTTCCAACTAGAAGGGTGTACTTTCATATATTTACCTTTTGCGGCTGGAATAACATGGTCATATCTATAACTATGGATAGTCGGTTTCAATATAGGAATATGTGATGAATTTTTTAAAACAGCATAATCCATTTGTATTCTACTATGATGTGTGAGATTTCTTCTTGTTGCTATATCTTGATTATTCATGAGCACTTGTAACATTCTCCATCTAAGGGGTGTAGATAAGTAATGGAAATTAAATCCTGTGAATGTTTCATTAGATACACTAAATGGTATAACTATAGGAAAAGCATCCCAAACGGGAAGAATCTTACGATACTTTGGGTTGTACATAAACATATACATAGAACCGACTTCTATGTTAGATGTGGGCAAATCTTCAAATGCATCTATAACATTTTTTATAGATAACATACCCTTTTGTTTCATTTGATTGATCTTTTCACTATACCAATTAAAAGATTTCATTCTCTCACTTGCAGTGCTTTTAAGTTCTTTAAAAAAATCTCCTTTCATCATGTAATCCCGTAATAGTTTATAGTTATTTATGTAGATTTTCTCTTAGCAATTCCAAGATCATACTCAGTAAGAACTATAAATTCCCACCCCCGATCTTTAGCATATGCTTTGGCATAACTCCATTTTGTTTGATTTACCATAAATGTGGCACACTCGTTTAAATAACCTTTAGTTTGTCTTTTTGGTTTTTTTGGAGGATGACATTGAATAACAGGTTTAATCTCTACCAAATAAATTTTAATATTTCCTAGTTTATCTTTTATTTTAATCTTTCCATCTACAAAATAACGATGCGGTTTATTATCAATCGGTGATCTATATGGAACTATAACTTCCTCGGAGGAATATGATAATACATTAGAATTATTATCACACCAGTCTAAGAACCTTACCTCCCAAGAACTTCTTGTTATTATATTATTAAAATCACCTTCATACTTTTCTGGATATTTAGGTGTCCATTTTTTTGGCTTTGGATACTTTTGTTTTTTCATGATAATATCTATATAAATAAACATTATATAGTTAAATAAAAGAGGAATTTATGGCAACAAATACCGGTATACCCATAGAACATACTGTAGGTATGCCATATACCAACATATATACTACAACTAATTTAATGTATCCCATTGATCTTAATGAATCAGATAGTGCAGACCATACTAGGGGGAATCAATATGGCAATAACTGTGTAGTATTTCATATTAATATACAAAACGATTCCAAATTTACAAATGGTGCTACTACAGATTCAGGCGGAATAAATACCAATAGTGGCCCTATTAGTGCTGGAGATGTAGAATTAGCATTAGGGGTATTAGGTGGTCTTAAAGCCGTTTCTGATGCATTTTCTGGGTGGACACAGCCACAATATATTGGTGCGTGGGTTACAGACCCCACTGGTGCTCGTGCGTGGGTTATAGACCCCATTGCTGCAAGGGCTGCTGAAAGGGTTGCGTTCTTTAGTAATGTGCGAACAATTCTTATGGCAGCAGGCAATGTCGCACCTTTACCGCTCGCCTTTGCTGTAGGAGGTGTAGTTGGTGAATATTCAAAGCCGGTAAAAAGATTAGATACTACTATCATGATGCATATGCCCCCAAATTTACAAATATCATATAGTACAAATTATGAAGAGGAAAATATGCCAGTGCTATATCGTGCTGTGGCTGCAAATGATGTTAGACATTCTATTGCCAATTTCGCATTATCTGCAGTACCAGGATTGTCTAAATTAGCTAAAGTTGCACCTAATCCATCAAAAGAGCAAGTATTTAAAGATGTTGATACAAGATCATTTTCATTTAATTTCTTATTTGCACCAACAAATGAAACAGAAGCACAAAATGTATTAAATATTATTCAAAAATTTAAATTCCATATGCACCCTGAATTTAAAGATGATACTAATTTTTTATACATTTACCCATCAGAATTTGATATTAGTTATTTACACAATGGTGTAGAAAATACTAATTTACATGGCCATACTTCTGCAGTATTGGTTGCAATGAATTTAGATTACGCTCCAGCAAATACTGGATTTACATCATTTGCCAATGGTATGCCAACTCAAATAGCAATGTCATTGCAATTTAAAGAGCTTGCTAAATTGACTAAAGAATTAATAGATAAAGGTAATTTCTAATGTACTTTAATAATTTCCCTAAAATGTCTTATCCATTTACTATTAATGGTAAGACAGAATTTAGAACAGTGATGGATATTACTAAAAATGTAAGATTAAGACGAGAAATATTATCTAATGTTACATTGTTTGATACTTATATAATTAAAGATGGTGAAACACCAGAATTAATAGCAGAATATGTATATGGCAATGCACAATACCATTGGACTATTTTATTAGCTAATGATTTATACGATTATTTGAGTGATTTTCCTTTATCACAAGCAATATTAGATAATGTTATAATAGATAAGTATGGGGTATTAAATATCCATAAAATACATCATTATGAGGGGGTTGTTAATGGGAGAACTTTCATAGTAGATAAAGATTTTATTGGTCATATTCCTATTAGTAATTCAGATTATGAGTACAATTTAAATGAGGAAAAACGTACTATTAAAATCATATCTCCAAATTTTATAAATCAAATAGTTTCAGAATTAAATAAAATATAATGACTACTCAATTAAGAACTGCTGGTGATGTTGAAATACAAAAAGTTGAAATATCTGGCTCTAGTGGTCTTTATATTGATATACGAGATCATATTGTAGCATTGAATATCTATGAAGACATATTTGCCCCATTTATAACTGGTACTATATTAATATATGACACTGTAGATTTTACTAATTTCTTTCCATTAATAGGGGATGAGGTTTTAAATTTAATAGTATCCACACCCGGACTCACAGGGGATGCATCATCTATAGATAATACTTATAAAATTTATAAGATGTCTGATAGGCAAGTAATATCTAATGGATGTGTTGGGTATATTTTATATTTTACATCTATGGAAACTGTATTTGATTTAAATGTTAAAATTAGTAAATCTTATATTGGAAATATTGGAACATTAGCTACAGCTTTATTAGAAACTTATGGTATAAAAAATAACGATAATCCTAGATATAATGTAGAACCTACATCAAATTCAATGTCTTATATTTCAAATTTTTGGTCTCCTGTTAAGAATTTAAACTATTTAGCGGATAATGCTATCAATAAAATGGATTCGCCGACATACCTATTTTTTGAAAACAGAAATGGTTTAAATTTTATATCATTAGAGTCTTTATACAAGACAACTTCAATTAGAAAATTTTCTAAAAATAATTATGTTAGAACCGTATTAGCTGATGGATCTTCTTTTAGATCAATTGAACAAGATTTTAGCAAAATTATTGATATAAAAATACCAGTAGCTTATGATTATATTCATAGATTAAGAAATGGTACATATGCTTCTACATTAATAACTTACGACATAACCACTAAAAGCTATAATTATAATGAATTTAATTTTTTGAATAATTACGACTCAGAAACAAGGTTAAATAACACTCCACTATTAAATCCTACTGTGACACACAATCCAGCATCAGCAATAATTACTATGCACAAAGCTAATTCCATATTATCTGGTGGTAATGATATATCAAACTCTGCCATATTTCAAAGACGACGATCTTTATTATCATTAGCAGATAGTAGCAAAGTTAATATTACAGTATTTGGTAGAGTAGATTATACGGTTGGCCAAAAAGTTGAATTGGATCTTACCCAAAATAAAGCTATAGCAAAACAAGATACTGATATTAAAGATCAAGTTTTTTCTGGATTTTATATCATTTCATCTCTTAGACATATTATTACAAGATCATCACATTCTATTCAAATGGAATTGATAAAAGATTCTATGATATTACAACCACCTAAACCAATAGCGTAATTAATGTTCTCATATAAATAACTCGTATGTAGTTGAACACTGATTTTTATAAGAAAAAAAGGAATATATTATGGATCAAATATTTTATACATCAATTTGTGAAAACAGAAACGATCCACTTATGCTTGGTAGATGCCAATGTAGGATTATGGGTCTTCATACGGCAGATAAGATACTATTAAAAACTGAAGATCTCCCTTGGGCTCATCCTATTATGCCAATTAATTCAGCATCTATGAATGGGATTGGTTGGAGTCCTACAGGAGTTGTGCAAGGCAGTACGGTCCTTATTGTATTTTTAGATGAGTATCAACAACAACCTATTATGTTGGGTACTATTGGTGGAATCTCTCAAACTAAATCCGCCAAATTGATAAGTGATATGTCCAATGGTGTTATTACTACAGATGCTGATGGGGAATTAGTTTCTTCTACTGGGACTATTTTAACAGGTATTGTTACATCTATTGCAGATATGACTAATTCTAGTGATGGTACAGATACTGTATTAGGTTCTAAATATAAAGTAAAAGCAATAAATATGATATCATCTGAAGGTACTAGTATTACTTATAATGTGGTAGATCTTTCTGAGATTAATACAATGGCAACTGCGACTTTTGATGAGAGTACTGGATTATATTTAGTAATTTTATTGAACCCAGAAACATATAATGTAGATCAATATTCACCCTTTAGTGGAAATGGAAAAACATTTTCTTCAACGCAAGAGATTGCAACGTATTTTGATAATAATTTTGAGAATTAATTATGGCTGATGAAATTGAAAAAACCCCTATTCCGGATACTCCACCATCAAAATCTGGTGCAACACAAGGTTCAATGGCCGGAATTGCTGCTATCAAAAGAGCTTGTATAGAGAATGAAATAACCTCAAAATATGCAATATGTGCATTATTGGGTATTGCTGGTGTGGAAAGTAAATGGATGTTTTCATCAGAAGAAAATATGAGGTATTCTAAAGATAATTTATTAAATGGTCCATTTAAACCTATGCCGTTAGATGAAGCAGAAAAATGGAGCAATCCACAGTATAAAGGTTATACTGCGGTGCAATTCTTTGGGTGGTTGTATGGGACAAGAAAGCCCGGTGGTGTACCAGCAGATGGTAATTATTTTGGTAGAGGATTTGTCCAATTAACATCTAAACGTAATTATAAAGCTATAGGGGCGATAATTGGCGAAGATTTGGTAAATAATCCAGATATAGTGACATCTGATATTGAATTGGGAGCTAAAATTGCTGTAGCATTTATTAAAATGAACATTAAAACTTGGAAAGAAGATCAACATAAACCTGGTTTTTTCAATCAACTTATTCATGTGATTAAAGGTGATCCAAAAGGATGGAAGTTGAAGCGAGTATATTATGAATATTTTTTAGGTGGTAAATCTGCAGAAGAACCTACTAATAAAGATGCTGTAAAAACAACAGTAAATAAAACTCCACACGAAATAGCATCA